AAGTACGCCAAGGCTGTGCCCATCGAGGACGTGAACAAGTATGGCGCGGAAGTCGCCGTGCAGAAGACCGACGAAGCGTTTCTGAACGAACTGCAAACCAAGGTGCTTGATGACTTCTACACCTTCCTCACCGACGACACCGCCGCGCTGACCGATACCGAAACATCGTTCCAGATGGGCGTTGCCATGGCGATCGGCCTTGTACGCGATAAATTCAAAAAGATGCGGAAGAACGTTACCGACATCGTGCTGTTTGTCAATACGCTTGACGCGTACCGTTACCTCGGTGCTGCCGAGCTTATCATGCAGTCCCAGTTCGGTATCGACTACGTGCAGAACTTCATGGGTGCGCGTACCGTTATCCTGTCGTCTGAGATTGACGAAGGCACGATCATTGCCGTGCCGTCCGACAACATCGTTCTGTACTACGCTGATCCCGGTGATGCGCAGTTCCAGCAGCTTGGGCTGAACTACACCGTCCAGGGTGAGACCAATCTGATCGGCTTCCACGCCAACGGCAACTACTCCACCGCGGTGGGCGAATCCTACGCGCTGATGGGGCTGACCCTGTGGGCCGAGTATGCGGACGGCATCGCTATCGTGACGGTCGATCCCACATACGTCCCCGAAGACGACGAAGACGACGAAGGCGGCGAAGGCTGATAAGAAAGGCGGATGAGGAATGCTGACCGAAGTATGTCAATACCTGCGGAACTGGTTCACACGCGCCCAGTGCTTCGGGGAATTTACAATCGAAAACGGGACTTTGAATACGCAGTATGATACAGGGGCGGCGTTTTCGTCCATCCCCCTGGTCGAAGGTCAGTATTTTCGGATCGTCGGAAGTGCGCTGAATGACGGCGTATATCAGTACCCGACGTATGCATTACACGACGAAACCTTTGACGGCGCGGTGTGGACGATGGCTGTCCCACCCGCCGTTATTGCCATAGTCGAAGAGATTAAAGCGTGGCAGGATCTGTACGACAAAGCTGACAGCCAAATGCTGTCACCGTTTACGTCCGAATCCTTTGGCGGGTATTCGTACACCAAGGGGAGCGGCGGGGCGGATTCCGGAACCGGCGTTGGAACCAGTTGGAAAAACGTGTTTGCGGCGCGGCTGTCGCCCTGGAGGAAAATATGAGCCTGTTATCCGACGCATTTGAAGCCTGCACATTCCTCGAAAAAACGCGCCAACTGGACGGATACGGCGGCTATACCACCGTGTGGCGTGACGGCGTGAAGTTTGACGCGGCGATCACGTTTGATAATTCCATGCAGGCAAAAGTCGCGGAAAAACAAGGTGTGACAAGTCTGTATACCGTAACCACGCGCAAGGGTATGAAACTGGACTACCATGATGTTTTCCGCAGGGAAACGGACAAGAAGATCTTTCGTGTGACTTCGGACGGTGACGACAGATTCACGCCGCCGTCCGCCACGCTGAATATGCGGCAGGTATCTGCCGAAGAATGGACGCTGACCGATGAATAAAGAACAAGCTTTACAGGCGTTTTACGCGTCCTTTGACTGGCCCGCATATGACGAAAACACCGTCCCCGACGATGCCGAACTACCTTATATCACGTATGAGGTCAGCACAGACAACATCGGGACGGCTGTTTTTTTAAGCGCGTCCCTTTGGGACCGCTCCACGTCATGGGGGACGGTCACACAAAAATTACAGGAGATCGCGGCTTATCTTGGCAACCACGGTATCACGCTGCCGTATGAAGGCGGCGCAATATGGATGACCCGCGGATCCCCGTTCTCACAAAGGCTTGCAGATGATGACGATATGATACGACGCATCATGATCAACTTGCAGGCCGAATTTATTTCTGAAATCTAAAAGGAGGCATGAACCATATGGCCACTTACAGCAGGCTTCAAAGCAACGCCTATGAAAAGATGGCGTTTAACGCGGGGATGGTGCTGATCGGCAGTACCGCCTTTACCCCTGACACAGGAGCCGTCGTTGAAGAAAAAATCCTCGGCGCATCGTCCGGCGGTTGGAGCTTCAACGCTGGCATTAACACAAGCGATCTTGCGGAAGATGTAGATAACGCCAGACCGGGGATGAAACAGTTCCTGCGGTTTTCTCATTCGGAGCCCCACCTTACAGGTACCTTGCTGACCTTTGACTCCACAAGCATCAAACTGATACAGCCGGGGTCTACGGTTACCACGAGTGAGACTACGCACGTCGTGAAAGCTACGCCAAACGGATATTTTACAGACAGCGACTTTTACGACCTGTGGCTTATTACCGATTATTCCACGATTACTGACGTGTCCGGTACGGCGACATCAGGCTTTTTCGCGCTGAAGCTTAAAAACTGTCTTAACGTCAGTGGCGCGCAGTTGCAGACATCCGAGGACGGCAAGATGACTATGCCGGTTGATTTCAGGGCGTTTTACGATGCGAATAGCGCCACCGAAGAGCCGTATGAGATTTACTTTAAGGCGAACACGTAATCGTAAGGAGTAACGTATGAGGTTGTCTGACATTAAAAACGAGCAGGCGCTGGATACGCTTGCTGACATCATTGAACCGACCGCAAACATCCTCGCCGACGAGACCGTCAAAGAGATGTTCCGCACTGAGTCCAAACTTAAGCTTGTGGCGTATATCATCAAAAACCACAAACAAAGCGTCATCGAGATCCTTGCCCGCCTCGACGGGCAAGATCCCGATACATATACTTTTACACTGTTGTCCCTGCCGAAAAAGGTGCTTGAGCTTCTGAACGATCCGGAGTTGGTAGACCTTTTTACGTCGCAGGCTCAAGAGAGCGAATAAGCCTTTTTTGGGTCTGCTACGGGGATTATGGTGGCAAACGAACTGTGGCGGCGTTTATGCGGTATTTTCGGGCGAAAGAACGTGAGAACTCCCGCAGCGCCGCCTATCAGCTTTATGTCACACATGGCATCAAATTGCTTGTTGAAGCAGACGCTTTCGTCCGTATGACGGATTTTGCCGAACTGATCGACCTTAAACAGGCAGACAAACGCAGTGGCGAGGAAATCGCCGCAGATATCATCGCCCGTGCAGGGTTGGAGGTGAGCAAAACGCATGAATCTGTTTGACTTGGCGGCAAAGCTGACGCTTGACAAGTCACAATATGAAAGCGGCATAAAAAGCGCAAAGGCAGATGCAGAGACCGGCGGTTCAAAAATCAGCAAAGCTCTTAAGACTGCGGCAAAAGTTGGTGCGGCCGCAATTGGCGCGGCATCGGCAGCGATTGTTGGATTTGGCAAACAATCTGTTGCGGTCGGCATGGACTTTGACAAATCAATGGCGCAGGTCGCAGCGACAATGGGAAAAACCGTTGACGAAGTTTCAAACCTCCGTGATTTCGCGCAGGAGATGGGGGCGAAGACGGCATTTTCAGCGACGCAGGCGGCTGACGCGTTGAATTATATGGCATTAGCGGGCTACGATGCTGAAACGTCAATGACGATGCTCCCCAATGTGCTCAATCTTGCCGCCGCAGGCGGCATGGAACTTGCCACCGCATCAGACATGGTGACGGACGCGCAAAGCGCCCTTGGATTGACACTTGATCAGACGTCTGCGATGGTCGATCAAATGGCAATGGCTTCGTCAAAAAGCAACACAAGCGTGTCGCAACTGGGCGAAGCTATTCTTACAATCGGCGCGACTGCACGAAACGTCAAAGGCGGAACACAGGAACTGACAACTGTGCTTGGCGTACTCGCCGATAACGGCATTAAAGGCGCAGAAGGCGGCACACACCTGCGCAATATGCTGTTGGCGTTGCAGAACCCGACAACAGACGGTGCCGCCGCCTTAAAAGATCTCGGCGTTAAGGTGTATGACGCAGACGGCAATATGCGGTCAATGGTCGATATCGTGGGCGACCTGCAAAAAGGGCTTGACGGCATGGATCAGTCTGCGAAGGATTCTGCGTTAAGCACGATTTTCAACAAAACGGATCTTGCGTCCGCAAATGCATTAATCGGCACGTCCATTGATCGATTCGGGGAATTGACGTCCGCCATCGAAGACAGCAAAGGCGCGGCTGATAAAATGGCGGGCACACAGCTTGACAATCTTGCCGGTGATATTACGCTGTTTAAGTCCGCGCTTGAAGGCGCACAAATAGCCGTTTCAGACGGCTTAACCCCAACATTAAGGGATTTTGTCCAGTTTGGGACGGACGGCCTTGGCAGAATCACGGACGCATTTAAACAGGGCGGATTTGTCGCTGCCATTGAAACGGCAGGCGATGTGCTTGGCGATGCAGTTGTTAAGATTGTCGATTACGCCCCCAAGATCGTAGAAGCGGCAGTCAGGCTTGTATCCGCATTTGTCCGCGGTATCACGGACAATATCGACGGCGTAATTGATTCGGCGTTTGAAATAATTGATACGATAGTCAATACATTAAGTGATCCGACGGGGCTGATCACGTTAATTGACGCCGCGTTTCAGGTCATAAGCAAACTCGCGGAAGGGCTTGTCGAAAACCTGCCGAAGCTGTTGCCAGCTATCGTTGGGATTGTAATTGATATCGCGGACAAATTAACGTCGCCGGAAAACCTGACGTCATTGCTTGATGCCGCAATTGCAATACTGCTTGCGCTCGCGGACGGGCTTATCGCATCAATTGATATGCTGTTGGATAAAGCACCGGAACTGATTGACAATCTTGTGTATGCGTTAATTGTTGCTGCGCCAAAACTGATCGAAGCAGCAGCCGAAATTATACTTAAATTGTCGAGGTATCTTAGCGATCCGAATCTGCTTATCGATCTCGTAAAAGCTGCATTGCAAATTGTTGTATCTGTCGGCGAGGGAATCATCCAAGCAATTCCAGAATTGATCGGGGTTGTCTTTCAAATGGTTGGTGCCCTTGCGGAGTACATCGTTGGTAGAGGAACGGATATTGTTAATGCTGCCAAACGTCTTATGAACTTTTTTACGGATGGTGTAAGTCAAAAAATTGATGATATTAAACAATGGGGACGCAATATCATTGATGGTTTTGTCGGCGGCATCCTCGAAAAATGGGATGCGCTCAAGAAAAAAATATCTGGAATCGTTGACAGCGTGAAAAATATTTTTACGGGGAAAAAGGGGTTTGATACTCATTCGCCGTCAAAGTGGGCGAAGGAAGTATTCGCCAACGTACTTGAAGGCGGCGAAGCCGGTATTGCAAGCGAACTGCCCAACGCGCTGAAAACGGCGGGTGAAGCCGTTGACGCGATCCAGGATGAGATGATCCCAACCTCCGCGAATTTGGCGGACGGTATCGTGACCGAGGAATTGTCGGTTGATGACGGGCGCGGGAACGCTTCCGCGCAGATCCTGTCGTTGCTGAACTACTACCTGCCGACGCTTGCGTCCATGAAAATCATGCTTGACAGCGGTGCGTTGGTCGGCGAACTTGCGCCCGGTATGGATGCGGCGCTTGGCCGCAGGGCTTCTTACGCGGCAAGGGGGATGGCATGAGCGATATTTATAATGATCATTTTGGAACTGCGTTCGGGATTTACAGCATTACAGATTCCACTCCGGGGCACGAAGGTGACATTAAGGGATATGGTACGCATTGGCACTCATATCGTGACTACGGGTTGCATCCGAGGAAAAAGCCTGTCATTACTACTCCCACTGTCCGAACGGTGATGATTGACATTCCTGGGCGCGACGGATTGTATGATGCTACTGAAGCTCTTACGGGCGATATACACTATGCCAACAGGAAAGGCACGTTTGAGTATGTTCAAACCGGGGGACGGTCATTATGGGACGGAACATATTACAAATTAAAAAACGAGTTACATGGACAACGCAAGGATATCATTATAGACGAGGAACCTGATGGTTACTATACCGGAAGACTATTTGTCGAAGAACCAACCTATGATGACAAGAAGGGTGTTGCGTATTTCACAATTACCGCCGATTTAGAGCCTTGGAAAAAAGCTTTGACACTTATCGACCAAGATTGGTTGTGGGATCCGTTTTCGTTTGAAAATGGCGTTATCCAGCCAAAGACGGGTAACACGTTAATTGCCGAACACGGCTCCGCGAGCGCAATCCAGTGGGACATTATTGGGACGAGGATGCCAGTTGTTCCGCACGTTTATCTTGAAAATGCAGAGGGTGATTCTTTCACTCCGACGATAAATATGACCTACACAAATATTAACGGCGTTGAAAAAACGGTTATGCTTACGTTAGGGGATAACGTCGATAATACGCCGGATTTTCAAATCCGCGAGGGCGAGCATCATGTGGTCAAGTTTGAAGGTGTTGGTCAAAATGGACGCGGAGTTGTCAGAATGTCCTACAGGGAGGGGTGGTTGTAATGTATACCATTTACATGGGAGATAAGCTTATTTATTCTCCAACCTTGTATAGGGAGTATTATGACATCATTGATCCGACGCTCACACAGGAGCTTAACAGGGCTGACAGCCTGTCGTTTATTATCCCACCGCAAAACCCGAATTACGATGAGATTACAAAGCTCAAGCCCGAAATTAAGGTGTACGACGATACAAATCGCGTATTTAGGGGACGTGTCGTTCAGACAGACAAAGATTTTCAAAATCTCATGTCCGTGGCCGTTGAGGGAGAGCTTTCCTATTTTGGAGATGTTGTCCTTCGCCCATATGACTACCAACAAGGTACTGTTAAGGGATACTTTACACAGTTGATAACCAATTATAACGAGTCGGTTGATCCCGAGTCGGTTGATCCTTGGAAACGATTCGTCGTAGGCAAGTGTGATGTGATTGATGCAGATGGAAATAACAACATTACAAGAGCCAACAAAAACTACCCAACGGTTCTTGAAGAAATTCAAGATAAACTGATCGACAAACTTGGTGGTTATTTAATTCCACGCGTCGAAAAGGAAGATGGGGATGAGGTCAATTATATTGACTACCTAAAAATGGAACAGTCTACCAACACAGGAGCTCAGGTTATCCGATTCGCTGAAAATTTACTTGATCTAAACGATGTTTCAGACACAGACAACATTTACACGGTTATAGTCCCGTTGGGAGCTAAAGGCGAAAATGAGACACGGCTTGGAATTGCGGATTATGTTCCCGAAGGTGCGGCGAGACCGTGGGGAAAAGATTACATCGAAAACGCAGACGGGATAACTAAGTTCGGACGAATCGAACGAGTTGTAATTTGGGACGATGTAACCATCGCTGAAAATTTATGGAAAAAGGCAAACGCTGCGGTTTCAAGTGCATCATCAGATTTGCATTCAATCGAGTTGACAGCCCTTGATATGCATGATTTTGGCGTTAATGTGGATGCGTTAAAAATCGGGTTGTGGTACAGACTGATTTCTGTTCCACATGGATACCGCGACGGGAATGAGGATCGTCCCAACACGTTCCAATTATCCCGTGTCGTGAGGAAGTTACAAAATCCCGATAAAAGCACGTATACATTTGGGCGAGTTCAGCCGGTGTTGACGCGAAGGTAATAAAAGGAGGTTTTTATGGCAATTGATTTAAGCCCGGAAAAAGAAAATTTTGCAACCGCTGTGTACGGCAGGGAAGTCCGTAAGTCGATGGTCAATCTTGCGAATAAGATTGAAGCAGAAATGGCGCACGAATTTATAGGCGTTGATGATACATTGACGATCGAAGGATTCGGTGCCGATGCAAAAGAAACCGGAATTCAACTGGCGTCCAAGGCAGACAAAGCAGACCCTAAATTTACAGGGTCTATTTCACTCAACCGTAAAAGTGGAACAGAGGTTGGTCATCGCTCGATTGCTGTCGGGATGAATACCGAGGCAAGTGGGGCAGATTCATCTGCTTTCGGTGTTGGTACATCTGCAACCGCGCAGGGTGCACATGCAGTAGGACAGGCAACGATTGCAAATTCCAAATGGCAATCTGTGCAGGGTAAGTATAATATCGCCGACGCGCCTGACAGTAACGGCAACGGAACATATGCTCACATAATTGGCAATGGGATTGATAACGGTCGCCGTTCCAACGCTCATACCCTTGATTGGGATGGGAATGCGTGGTATAAGGGCGAAATCCGCGTCGGTGGAAGCGATTATACGAATGGCAATAAATTAGCTACCACATCTGAGGTGGCACTTAAGGCAGACAAGGCGAATCCCGTATTTACTGGTTCTATTTCGCTTGGACGCACGGGAGATACAACGGGAGCAGGGTCTTTTGCTGTTGGGTCAAATGTAGAGGCTAAAAATAATTACTCGCATGCGGAAGGGCGAGACACCAAGGCGACAGGGACTTGTGCTCACGTCGAGGGGGATGCGTCTACAGCATCGGCTACAGCTGCACACGCGGAAGGGCAGAATACTTCAGCAACTTACACCGCTGCACACGCGGAAGGATATGGATCATCCGCAACCGCAACAGCAGCTCACGCTGAAGGATCTTCGACGGCTACCGGAGAACGGGCACACTCTGAGGGGAATTCTACAGCCGGCGGAGCCTATGCACATGCCGAGGGGCAAGGCAGTAGCGCGGCTGCGACTGCTTCTCATGCGGAGGGATATTACTCTGCGACTTTGGCCGATGCACATGGATCGCATGCAGAGGGTAAATCTACAACTTCAGAATCTTACGCACACGCAGAGGGTTATAACACGGAGGCATCCGGTAAAACCGCTCATGTTGAGGGCAACGGGTCAATCGCAGCAGGAAACACATCTCACGCGGAGGGCTACAAAACTATTGCAGCGTCTGCACATCAACACGTCCAAGGAGAACTTAACCAGGAAGATGACTCCGGGAAATATGCTCATATCGTTGGCAACGGTAAAGAAGTGAACAACGTCGCAACTCGTTCCAATGCTCATACGTTGGATTGGGACGGTAATGCCTGGTTCGCGGGGAATATCAGGGTTGGTGGCGTCGCTTACGACGACCCCAATTCCGTTCTGTTAAACGGGATTGTGGATGGATCGTTAAATTCGAACAGTTCCAATCCCGTTGAAAACAGGGTTGTTACGGCGGCGTTGTCCGAAAAGGCATTGGCACAGGATTTGGTATTGGGTTTGGCTCAAAAGGCTGATAAAACGGCAACAGAAAATGCACTTGCTACGAAAGCAGATGTTACAGAAATGTACGAGCTGCTTGACGAAAAAGCAAGCAAGGCATACGTTGATGATCAGCTTGCTACCAAGGTGAGCCAGTCGGATATGACTACTGCGCTTGCTACAAAAGCAGATCAAAGTGCGCTTGCCGGGAAGGTTGACCGTGCTAATCCTACAATGACCGGATATATGAGCATGAACCGTATTGGGAGTATTGGTGATTATTCGGTTGCAGTTGGCAACGGCGTAACGGCAAGCGGCGACGGGGCTTTCGCAGAGGGTGCCGGTACGAAAGCAACAAATACAGCCTCACACGCGGAAGGTCTGTATAGTGAATCAAACGGCGTCGGGACTCACGCAGAAGGTGTCGGAACGATTGCAAACGGTTATGGTCAGCACGTTGAGGGAACGTATAACATCGCGGATACCAACGGCACTTACGCGCATATCGTGGGTAACGGCGCGGCGACGGGGCACAGTACGCGGCGCTCCAACGCCCATACTTTGGACTGGAACGGCAACGCATGGTTCGCGGGTGGCGTAGAGCTTAACGACACAGTAACAGGTACTCGATACCGCATAACCATTGCAAACGGACAGCTTGCGCTGACCGCGATTTCATAAGGAGGACAAAAAAATTGAAAATCGACTGGAAACGTAAACTTACAAGCCGTAAATTTTGGGCGGCCGTTGCGGGCTTCGTAAGTATGCTGCTGCTGACGATCGGTAAGGACGCAGGCGTCGCGCAACAGGTGACGGGCATGATCATGGCTTCGGCAAGCCTGATCGCGTATATCATCGGCGAAGGGCTTGCGGACAGCGCGGATCACGGAGGATCAACAGATGATGCTGACATTTATTCTGCCGACTGCGGCAATGCTTGTGAAATCCATTACAGCAAGGATTAAAAAAGGGAGGGGACCCACATTGAGTTTGAAACCTATTACACGTTTGGAACGCATTCTGTCGGGAGAAAATGAAGAACCGATCACGCGGCTGGAATATTTTATCAAAAAGGCTATGTCCGGTGGCGGTGGGGATGTCAGCGGAAAGGCTGATAAAAACAATCCCGTGTTTACCGGTTCAATCAGCATGGGGAGAAGTGGTAAGGATGTAGGGGCAAACTCTGTCGCTATGGGATCAAGAACCAAGGCGTCTGGGTTGGCTTCTCACGCAGAGGGGAAATACACAACAGCATCAGGAGAGTCATCTCATGCCGAGGGGGCCTATACAACGGCGTCCGGGGCGGATTCCCATGCAGAGGGGCAAAGAACAACGGCGTCCGGTGCGGATTCCCATGCAGAGGGATCCTATACAACGGCGTCAGGGGATGATTC